ACTATTCTTGTTAAAGATAATACATACGATGGTGCGGTTGAAAACAATTACATTAGAGCAGTAAATCCTAACCAGAATGTAAGAATAGTTGATAGTCGAGTCAAGACATTAGACACTGCTAGCTCAACAGCAATTCAAACATGGAATACAAGTTTGGTAGACCAAGTAGTTAAAGTAAGTGCTAGTGCTACTGGCCGAAGAACAGACGATGGAGAGTTTGCAGCATACAAGATTGTAGCTTTGTTTAAAGTAGTTAGCGGCACGTTAGCTCAGGTAGGCTCAACAGTAACTGAGTATGCTATTGAGAGCGACACAGGCTGGACAGGCATTACATTTGATACCAGTTCAAACGATATATTTTTAGACGTACAAGCCGAGTCTGGTGCTATTAACTGGACATATCAAACTGAGTTTGTGTCTAGTACTGACGCAACAATATAACCACTAACTAACGAGAAGTATCATGGTTGAAGAAACAAAGGAAGTGTTGGATATAGCAGCAGCATCAACTGGAGTATTGGCGTTGGCCGCATGGTTGCCACCTGTTGCATCTATCTTTACAATCATCTGGTTAGGGTTAAGAATCTATGAATCAGATACAGTCCAAGGATTGTTAGGAAGGAAGTAATGAACGTGCTAACTTTAATCAAACCAGTCACAGCCCTATTAGATAAATGGATACCTGATGCCGACACAAAACAGAAGATCGCACACGAGATTGCAACGATGTCAGAGCGCCATGCTCAGGAGATCATGCTTGCTCAAATTGAGGTCAACAAAGAAGAAGCAAAAGGAGGCTGGTTCCAAGCAGGATGGCGACCAGCAACTGGATGGGTGTGCGTACTAGGATTTGCAGTAAACTTTCTTGTCGCACCACTAGCCGCAGGATTCGGCATAAACATTCCACAGGCCGACACCGCTGTTATGCTACCTGTATTGATGGGGTTGCTAGGGTTAGGCGGTATGAGAACTTACGAGAGAATGAAGAATGGGTAAAGTAACTAACTTGCGTCCAGACCTATCAGAGCTGTGTGAAGATTACGATACTATAATAGTAATAGGTGTGAGCGAAGACCAGATACAGATCGTGTCTAACATGGAAGACCCTGACATCCTATACAGCATGGAGATTGCTAAGGCCGAGTTAATCAATGCCTACTTTACTGCTGACCATGAGGTTCACTAATGCAGATGCAATACTTCGATATCAAAGAGTTTGATTGCCAAGAAACTGGTAACAATAATATGTGCCCTTTCTTTTTAGAACTGCTTGATGAGCTTAGGCATCGGTGTGGTTTTCCTTTTAAGATAACCAGTGGATTCCGAGATCCCCTCCACTCCATAGAGGCACGCAAGACTAGACCTGGAACTCATGCTAGGGGTATAGCTGCTGACATCCATATCAACAGTGGTTCAGAGGGTTATGTAATTGTGCAGGAAGCTATGAAGCTGGGGTTTGGTGGGATAGGTGTTGCTAAGAACTTTATCCATGTAGACACTCGTGGTACAGGCCAAGTCATCTGGACTTATTAGTTTAAAAACTACAGGATATAAGGCGCTACAGTACCTAAATCCTTAACTTAGTAAACTCTTACTAGTCTTCTTAGATTCTTTGAATGCCTTAGCTGTAGGTGCGCCCTTAGCTCCAGGCTTCCTCATCTTCTCGGAGCTACCTGCTTTGATGCGCTTACGTTTGGCATGGATGTTTGCGTATAGACCCTTCACGATTTTAACATCGACTTCTTTTTCTTTTTGCTAGACGACATCTTCATGCCAGTTTTCTTGGCTTCTTTCTTTGCTGCCGATACTCCAGCAGAACTATACGAATATTTTTTGTTACCTACCATAGGCATATTATCACCACTTAGATTTGTTAGCCCAGTATGCCGCAGACATCTTACCTTTAGCGATGTTCTTACGGTGGCGAGCTTTGAAGGATTTACGACGAGCCTTGTCTTTGGCTGTCTTGGGATTGGAGCCTGCACCACTAACGCCTTGCTGGCCATAGCGTATTGTCTTTACATTATCGCCTTCCTTGGCGACCACAACGTGAGATTTGGTGGCGTGCTTTGGGGTTCTCTTGGGCTTGTTGTAGCCAGAGACTCCGATTCGGGATAGTAGACTGTCTTTTTTCATACCCCGATTATAACATTTTTAGAACTTAGATTCACGCTCTATTAAAAAGTCACAGTAGTGCTTGATCTTCTCAAGGTCTTCAATGCCACCTTTGTTCTTCCAGCGAGTAGCGTACTTAACAATGTTGCCCTCGCAAAAGTCTAACTTGTTTGCCAAGATGTATTCGATAGGCTGGATGGCTGTCAGGTAGTGGTTGCCGCCCACTTGCTGCTTAGTTGTCTTCATACTTCTTTCTCAAATAGTTAAGTGACACAGGCATCTCATCACACTGACCATCGTTGACTTCATGTAGCATCCACACACCACGCCAGCTACTGTTAGTCTGGGCTGTCAGGTAGTCTTCATCATGGACGTAGAAGATACCGGCGAACAATCCAATCATGGGCTTCATGTCTGCTCTATTATCAAAGGCAATGTCTCTGTCCTGAACGTGACCCATTACGCAGCTCATGTGCTTCTTGTTTAACATTAGTCTGGCGCTACTGACTGGCCGACCCATGATACCACTGGTGAAGTAATGCGAGTAAGCGATGCCGTCAATGACCACTACGTCTAGGAAGTTATGTACCTCCCAACCCAGCTCGTTGAGCATCAGGTCTTTGTACCCTATCAGACCCTCCAGCTTTGCGTCAGATTCAATTGCTCTCTCGATGCGCTGCTCGTGGTTGCCCATAGTAAAGACTAGCCTAGGGTTCCATTGCTTCTGCTTGTTGGTAATCAGTCGCTTCTGTTCTTCTCTGATTGGATCAAGGAACGCCCTCATACCATTGATGCCTGCCTCTACATCAGCTACATATCGACGACCTTCAAAGGATTTCTTGCCTACGTCCCAGCTAGAAAGGCTTGGCATATCCCAGTGATCACCGATGTGAACGATTACATCTGGCTTTTTCTCTACCGCATATCGGCCTGCCCATTCCAAATGCTTCAGGCTGCTTCCTGGTTTCACTTGGGTGTCAGGGATAATCATGTGCTTCATAGGTTACTCCGGTCAACTTGTATGTGTACGCATTACGTCATCACGTCAACATATACGTAAACAAAAAAAGCCCCCGTTAGGAGGCTATGTCTTGGTATGCAATAGCGGCTAAGCCACATATTACAACGATGATTGCGATAGTCACGATGAGACCCCAGTAGATTGTAGAAGGGCGGATTATACTCGCTATCTTTGATGATATATAATGATATATATTCATAGTATTTATATCAGTAATGGTATTTCAATAGATCAGATTCTTTAACAAAGATTCCGTTAATCATCTTGCCCTTACGATCTTTAATATCTTGGTAGGCATGGTACATACATTCCCATAGGGTCAGCTTGTTGCGATGCGCTATGTTTACTAGCACTACCATGATGTCACCAATGTCATCAATCACTGGCTGGCCATTATTAATGTTATCGTCCAGCTCCCAAACTTCCTCTAACAACTTCTCGAACTGAGCGGCATCTGTTGAACCTTCGATCAGGTTGCGATCTTTATGCCACTGCAATATTTTATTTTCTATATCATTACTCATCGTTTATTTCCTCGTCCCACTCTTGCATATAAATTTCATCACCATGGGCTGAACATCTTGCATAGTCCAGACCCCCGTCAAGGAAGTACAATTTGCCGTTGTCGTCTTTGTGGCTAACTAGATCATGCACAGTTTTGCTTTCAAGAATCTTCCCATCAGGAGTCTGTATTCTATTTCTTACTAGCTTCACGTCTTTTCTTCCACTCTTTTTGACGATCAAGTGTGATCAGAATAAAACCAGTAATAAGGCAACCCACCACTATAGCGCAGAGAGTTGCCACAAGGAATCCCACTAGAATGGAATGTCTTCATCAATAGCAGGGGCAGCAGCTTTACCGGCTGGAGCAGCCTCACCATCAGTGAAGAACACCTTTACATTACCAAGGATAGGGGTCTTTAAGCCCTGCTCACGTTCCTCAGATGATGTTGCCTGCGATACAAAGCCATTGTTTTCATACTGGTCTTGTTCGGCAGTGTCGATGAATGTAGTCAGGTCGATGTATGTACCTTTAGCGCCTTTAAACAATCGTTCTTTGTCGATCTTTGTTACGTCTAATTTAATGCTTAATCCAACTTTCATACTAATCTCTCCGTCTCTGTTGTTATGGTTTTTACTGCGGCCAATACTTCTTTAGCCATTGCTTCAATAAACTTCTCGTTGCGTCTTGCTCTTACTAACAGGTGTGGCATTTCAGGGTGATACGACATGAAGTCCCACCAATCTCTCCCCGTTATCCACATACAGCCCTGCACTTGCTGGTAATACTTTGCTGGCACTTTACCTGCTCTCAGGTAGCTAACGTGTACCGCATCAGAAGGACATTTTATCTCAAGTCCTCCGTCGTTGCCAACTAAGCCATCGGGACTACAGC